GGAACTAAATAAAATTCAATTATATGCTTTACTATAACAACATACTTTGCGTACCTGCTTATGAAATCATTCGCTACCATGAAAAAAGGAAAGTGGGTAGTGAAACCGGATTTTTAACGTATGATACTTATAATGTAAATCGTAAACGCGGAAACATTAGGGTACTCGTTCCCGGCAAAGGTCAAGGGAATACAGCATTAATAGACTTTGAAAGCATGAGAAAAGACTTGCAAGAAAAATACATTGAGATATACGGTGACCCTCGCAAGAAATCCGCTAAAACTTCAACTTTCCGTAACACGATAACCATCGACGCCAAAGCAAGAGCATGGTTTTCTGAATTTCGTTTTGCCAATGGCGACCCAATCAAACCGGAAAAGATTCAAGAATACACAATTAATGCATCTGTTTTAAACGCCTTATGTGTATTGAGAGAAGATACTAAACTTGCACGTAAACAAAGTCTTATTGTCGCTCCCAAAACAAGCATCTGGGATATTTTATCATACGCATGTAATGAAGTAAAGAATGAATTTAAACATACGTTGCCAAGTTCAAGCCTCCGGCTACAACAGAAAATCAAACAATACCAAAAAAGTGGTTATGATGTATTGATAGACGGACGGAAAGGTAACTCTAACGCCCGAAAGGTTTCAATGAAGGTGGAAAAAGTAATCGTAGCCCTTTACTGTATGGAAAACAAACCATATACAAATACTGTCAGCGAGTTGTATATGCAGTTTTTATTAGGGCAAATAACCGTTGCCGACGTAAAAACAGGCGAAATTTATCAGCCATCGGACTGCTACGACAAAGACGGACAACCGATCATTATCTCCGAATCAACTATTTGGAGCTACCTGAATAAACCTAAAAACCGTGTATTCATTGACAAAGCGCGCTCCGGCAGCATGGAATTTGATGCAAAGCACCGTCCCCACCACTTCCGCCATTCACCCGATTACTCTTTTTCAAAGGTGTCACTTGATGACCGCGATTTACCGCGCAAACTGCATGACGGAACACGTGTAAAAGCATATTATGCCTATGACGTTGCCTCTCAATGTGTTATCGGTTACGCTTACAATCGTGACAAGAACCGTGATTTATTCTTGGATTGTATGAAAAATATGTTCCAACTCATATATAAGAATGGTTGGTGTATTCCGGCAGAGGTTGAAGTAGAACACCACCTTGTTAATACATTCTCTGACGGTTTAATGAAAGCCGGAGAAGTGTTTCCTATTGTCCGGTGGTGTAATCCCGGTAACTCAAAAGAAAAGCGCGCAGAACACTTCAACCATTTAAAGAAATATACGATTGAAAAAAACAAGCATACAGGCATCGGACGTTGGTATTTGAAATTAGAAGCCAACAGGACTATTGTAAGCAAGGTTTTTGATGAAAAGAACAACACCTACAAAGAGCCTACTTATGATTATGATACATTGGTTGCGGATGATATTGCCGACGTTATGGATTATAACAATGCGCTTCATTCAGACCAAAAGAAATATCCCGGCATGACACGTTGGCAAGTCCTTTGCGAAAATCAGAACCCTGACTTAGAGCCTATTGATAAGATGGTTGTTGCCCGTTACATCGGCGAATGTACTTCTACAAGTATAAGGAATAATCAATATGTTACGGTTCAATTTTCTAAATACGGCTTGCCTGCACCGGAAGTAATGCGTTTGCTCGCTCCTAATAACTACAAAGTGGACGCCTACTACCTTCCGGACGAGAATGGATTGATAAAGGAAGTATTCCTTTTTCAGGATGATAATTTCATCGCTTGCTGCAAACAGATCGTGCGCTACAATGAAGCGACAGCCGAACAAACAGAGGCAGACCGCCAGGCTTATACGGAGCAATCGAAATATGTATCCCACTTTGACAAGATGGTTAAAGATAACCGCATACCCAAAGTTACAGTTATCAAGAACGAAACGATGCAAGCCATTGAGGAAGTTACGCCTAACATCGTGGAGACAGCCCTTAACGATAATATGCCGTCAGAGGCAGACTATGAATTTAGTTTTGACCCGGAAGCTATCCGTGCCGCAGCAAGAAGAAATATTTAAACCTGATTTAAACAGTATTCAAATAATAATAAAAATACCACAATATGAAAAAAGAACAATTAGAGTTGGACGTCATACTTAAAATAGTTGAAGCCATAAAAGAAGATAGGGAGGATTACGAAAACAACAACCAACATGCCCGTGTATTAGGTATTAATGAATCAGTTTACAATCAGATAATAAAAGGTAAAGTTGAGGGTAAACTTGACAAGTCTGTTTGGTTGAATGTTGCCCGCCGGCTTAACGTGAATCTCCGTAACGATGAAGCGTGGGTTACAGTAGAAACCCCTGTATTTATCTACATAACACAGCAGTTGGAAGATTGCCAGGCGCAATCACTTTCAAAGATATTATGCGATCTTCCCAATATAGGAAAATCACATACGGCAAAAGTCTACGCTTCCCGGACAAAGAACGCCGTGTACATTGATTGCTCCCTGTGTAAAACCAAGAATAAACTCCTTGCCAAAATAGCACAAGAGTTCGGGCTTGTCAAAAGAGGTAAGTATGAGGATTTGTTAGATGACTTATGCTATTATATCAATTCTTTGGATAATCCCCTTATTATTCTTGATGAAGCGGGCGACCTCAAATATGAGGCTTTTCTTGAACTGAAAGCAATATGGAACGCTACGGAGGAACATTGCGGGTGGTACATGATGGGAGCTACGGGTTTACGCGCCAAGATAAATAAAGCAATTGAGAATGAGAAGCAAGGTTATGAGGAAATCTTTTCACGGTTTAATGATGATTACGGCTTTGTAACGCCACGGGAAAGCGAAGAAAGGCAGAGATATATGTCTGTAAATGTGACGGCTGTAATCAAAGCGAATGCGCCCAAAGACGCGGATATTAAAAAGCTTATCATAGAATCAAGAGGAAGCCTTCGCAAAGCAAAGAACAGTATTAAAAAATTAAGATTAGGTGCAGCGTAATGACAGAGGGTAAAGAGAGGGAAACGGTCAAACGTGCTTTAACGGTAAAAAACATGCTTGAAATGAAAACAAAGCAACTCCCTTTCGAGGGAGCTTGGTTTGACGCTTTCGAGAAGCCGGACGCAACCGGTACATGGTTTATATACGGAAATTCAAGCAACGGAAAAACATCTTTTACGCTACGTTTAGCCAAATACCTTGCAGAATTGGGACAAAAGGTCGCTTATTTATCATTAGAGGAATACGGAGCGACATCTTTTAAAAAAGCCATCATCCGGGAACGGCTAACAGAAGTCAGGGATGGTAAAATTCTTTTTCCGGCTCCCGAAAGTTTTAAAGAGTTTACCCGGCGCGTCGAAGCCCCTAAAAGTCCTGATGTGTACATCATAGATACCATACAGAGGTATAAAAAGCAGATAGAGCCGGAAACCTATTACGATTTTGTAAAGCGAAACCCGAATAAACTCTTTATAATTCTTTCCCATGTTGAAGGAAAAGAGCCGGACGGGAAATTAGCCATTGAATTAATGAGGGATGCAAACCTGAAAATATTCGTAGAGGGACAAATCGCATTTAGCAAAGGTCGCTCCATCGGGACGAAAGGTGCGTATGTAATATGGAAAGAAGGTGCAGTACGTGTACATGGTGAAGAGGTGGTAAACAGGCTATTACAATAACAAATTAACAGTATAAATATGAAAAAGGCAGTATTACTTGTATCAAAACGTTTTCCGGCATCGCATGAAAGATGTGGCGAGCTGACCGGCTTCCGCGAGAAGCTGCTTAAAGGAAAGATTCATACTATTCGCGAAAACGGGAATTATTGGCAAAAGAAAGCAAAACTTATAGAATCCGGTGAAGCGTATCTTTCCATCAGGGAGTGGACGGGTAAACCTTATTGTTCTCCACAAGCGGAAATACTGCAACTTCCGAAAGTAGGAGTACAAACTATAACGATGTCATGGACGGCAAATGATACAATGCCGGTTGTCTGTATTGATGGAAAACAATTTTTTGACCTCAAAACGCTTGCAGCCAACGACGGTTTGGAACAAAGTGATTTTCTAAGTTGGTTTTTCGCTACGAAAAACGATTTTCAGGGCGTAATACTTCACTTTACAGAATTTAGATATTGATGGAAAGAAAGCAAGTCATATTCAACTTTAAGCGTTTTTATGTGCTTTTAAAGAAACACCCCCACGCCGATAAAAGGGAACTCGTATATAATGTTACCAATGGCGAAACGGATGATTTAAAACTTCTGACAGAAGCCGAATATAGACAGTTATGCAACTCTTTGGATGATAACGCAGGAAAGGTTGAAGAATGGCGGCGTTTTGGAAGCACATTACTTTCCTTACTACAGGAAATCGGCGTTAATACCCGTAATTGGACGGCAATAGACAACTTTCTGAAACAACCCCGCATTTACTCCGGAATATGTGACAAGCCAAAGAATTATATTCAAACAACAACGGAAGAAAGGCAACGCCTCATTATCCGGCTTC